ACACTGGTAGTCCGTGCTCTTGTCCTTGCGGGGAGCAGTCCGCCACGCCCAGAGGGTTGTGTGGCTTAAGCGGTGGAGAATAACCCCGTCAGCTCTCTCGGCCGCGGGCGGTTAGCCTTAGCCCGGAGGAGGAAACGGGCGATCCACAGACGATACACTAATCAACCTCCTCACGTTTGTCAAGCCCTCAGACCGTCGTATTAGTGATCAGGACGTTCAGGGCATACATTTCATCGTATTCCCGCTTGTCCCCGCGGAGATACCGGCCAACCCATTCCTTGTCCGACTTCAGCTCGGCGACCTTGGCCATGGCGCCCTCGCGGGTCATGATGCCCTTGGACGCGCCACCCTGCGGGTTCTGGACGTATTTGTCCTCACCGATCCGCGTGCCGACGTTGCGGAAGAACTCCATGGTCTTCGCATAGCCGATCTGCTTCTCGAGGTTGGCCACCACTTCCGGGGGCACACCAAGCGCCGTCGCGGCCTGCTTGGCCACGAACATATTGGCTTCCCAGTTGCCCGCCCAGCTGGTCCGAAGCGCGTTCGTCTCAGCCACCAGCGCGCTGTCCGTCGCTACCTTGGCGCTAACCGCCTCGGCGTCCTGGAGCTTCAGAAATTCCGCTACCAGCCCTTGCGCCGCGGGCGCCGGGATGTTGAACTTCGACGCGGCTTCAGCCAATCCCTTGGCGAACACCGGATCGAGGTCCGAGCCGTCGCCACGTTTCAGCGCCTCGAGCTGGTAACCCGCGGCGTCAACCGGTGCGCCGAACTTTTGCCAGAAGGCTTTCGTTCCATCGACATCTTCCGGTTTCGGGATGCGAACCAGCTCCGCGGTTGGCACACCGTTGAACTTCTCGGAATTGCGATACAGCTCCGTGAGATGGCCCGCCACCTTCACCGGATCGGCCAGGTCCGCCGCGGGGATCTTGTTCTGCCAGACCCCAACGTGTTCGGGGCTGACCTTGCCATGATACCAGGGTTCGGTTGGAGCCGGCGGGGGAACTACCGGGGCCGGCGGGGTTATGAGAGCCGGATCGACTATTGCTGGCGTCGTCATGGTGTTTCTTCCTCAGTTGTGGCGACCTGTGGGCCGCCGTAAAGCCGGTAGAGATCTTTCTCGGATAGGTTCAGATGTTGCTGGATCCGTAGCCACACCGCCCGTTTGCCCTCATTGAAGGCGTGTTCATACTCCGTGGGGGCGAAGCAGGATTGGTTCGCTTTGCAGACACGGATCAGGTCCTTCAGCACTTCCACGGCCCAGGTGTTGGCCTCATTGAAGGTCAACTGGTAAGCCTGCTTACGCTGCTGGATGAACGCCATCGTCGGCTTGTGGACCGCCATTACGCGGGCGCTCCAAAGCACCGCTCGACGATCGCCCTGGCGTTATCGAGCAACTCGGGCTGCTGATCCTTCACCACGTCCAGCCAGTTGGCCGGACTGATCAGGTGCGCCGTCGCGCGTATAAACCCGACTGCTACGTCAAGGTTGTCGAACTGGATCTGCAAGTGGCAGGCCAGGTCAGTGATTACGATCGGGTCCATCTCATCCTCCTAACGCGGTCAAAATTCGTTTGGCCTGGTCACTCATCTCCACGAACGACGCAATTTGTTCCCTGGTCAACTCCAATCGGGCTGTGCTGGTTTGAATAGCCAGCCCTGTTAGCTTACCACTGTTCAAAATTGGCCTTACGCTCACGAATGTCGGATCCATCTCATCCTCCTTGTGACATTGGTCCGGCGGGCTGCACGCCTTGCTCCCCGCCTCCGGCTTTAGAGACCACAGCCTGGGCCTTCAACATCGCGGCCTGGGCGGGTAGCGCCTGAATTTGCTGTTGCTGCGCGTTCGCCTTGGCGCGCGCGTCGCGCTTCTTCTTGATGCTGTCCGGGCTGGCCATCCAGCTCTCGGGGACCGCCTGGATCTCCGCGATGGCTGGGATCGCCGTGTCGAACTCGAAACTGTCCAGCAGGCTCGGGTCCTGAGTGATCGCCACGATCTCTTTCACGCTCTCCACGGTCCTCATAAATCCCGCCGCTTCTTGAGCACGCATCGCACGTGAAAGAGGCGAGGTATACACGACCTGGTAGGCGCCCTTGGCTTCCTTCAGCTCGCCGGGCATAGGCGGCAACTCGCCCTGGAAGCTCAAGATATCTATCTCGCGTTCGATTAACGGACCAAGATACTCGGACTGCTGCCGACCCACAGTGGGGGCAAGTAGGATACCCTTCTCGTTCACCCGCTCGATCACTTCGGTCGCCGTCATCTGGGGCGTCTCGGTGAGGATCTGAAACAGGGTGACCAGGAACACGTCGTTGATTAGTGACCGCTCTTCCTGCATCATCTCTTTCGAGATCTGGATATTCCCGGTAGGCAACACGCCAACCAGTGGATGTCCATCTGAGGACATCCCCCCTTTGTTCATCGCTCCAGGCCGCATGGAAAAGTCGGTCAACCCGTCGTCCGTGGTAAGTAGCACTGGGTCCGCGGCGCGATGGCCCGACTTCAGGAAGGTCTTCTTTTGGGCGTTCAGCGTCTTCAGGCTTGGCAAGACGGCCATCGCGGGCGACCTCCCGTAGACTTCGCCCGGCGTCTGAACGTATCGTCCAACAGCGACCGGAAAGCTGCGGAACCCCCCTTCCGACATTAGTTGCCGTCCCTGGATACATACGTGGTAACTCGCCCATGGCATGCCCTTGCTATCTAGCCGGTAGGGTTGATAGTCCGTTCTTGGCACGACCCGGTGTATAAAGTCAAACGGCATCTGGCTCTTTTTCTCAAGAGAAGAACGAAGAGCGGGGGGAAGCTTATCAATCCCCCACTTGGCTGCCGCCTGGTCCGCGGTAAAGCGAAGCCAACGAACGAAACCGTGAACCATTCCTTGGTGATTTTCCCGTAAAAACAGCTCACCAAGCGGAATGGACTTGTAGCGTAGGCCAGACCCAGGGCGACCGAACGGATCCTCATACCCGTCAACGAACATGCCTGAAGTTCCGAATGCCCCGAGCTGTTGATAAGACACCAGATTTTGTCCCGAAAAATTCCCATGCGGGTTGTATCTCCATTGGAACAGTCGGCGGGTCACTTCCTGGTAGTAGAGGCGGACGGCGCGCTGCTTGTTCAGGTAAGGGTCAGTCGTCCCAAGCCCGTGCCAGGTCATGTTCCGCGGCGTCAGCAAACTATCGCAGATCGCCGCGAACCGGTCAAGGGCCACCATGCCCGTGGCGTCGATCTGGCGATCGGTTTTCTTCTGACCGGGGAAATTGTAGGATCCATAGTTGAACGTGTTCCGGCTGGTCGGGAAGATCAGTTCGGCGATTTCTTCCCATTGGGAAGCGAACACATTCCGCATGATCTGGAGCTGTGAGAACTCCATCAGGCTTTCTTCAACGATCTTGATGACGCGCTCGTCCTGCTGCGCGCCCACGTAGGCGTTCAGGAGCATCGGGGAGCCAGCGCCTTCACCGAACGACATCACATGCCCCCATGCTCGTCAAAGAACCAAAGCAGGAAGCCATAGCCCGCGAGCCAGAGCACCCCGACGACGGCCAGAACACCGAGAACACCGAGACAGAACAGCATTAGTTCGTCCCCGCCATCAGGTGCGCCTGGACCGCCATGAACTCTTCGCGCCGGGTCCAGCCCTTCAGGAAGAGATCGGCATTGGCCAGACTGGCATAGTAGGTTTCGTCGGCTTCCTTGAGCTTGTCGATCAGCGCCCCAGGTGGGTAGCTGTTGGCGAGGCGAAGCGTGGTCTGCCCCACCACTCCGTCCTGCGCGGCCCCTACGATGCGCTGCAAGAGGCGGGCCGCATGCCCCGATCCGCAAACCATGGCATCGTTGAACACCATCAGGTTCACGCCGGGGTTCATCCCGGGGCAACCGCACGTATTCCAGTAGAGCGCCCGCAGGATCGCGGCGCAGTCCGCCTTGGTGCAAGCGGCGATCGGACCCTCGACGATGCCTTGTTCCACGGCGTTATCCCAGGTCATCTGTGTGATGCCGTAGGCCGTGGCGAACTTCTCGCCGGGGGCGTTATCCTGTTTCAGGCCATCGAACTGCCACACGAGCGCGAGGCAGGCGTCGAAAGTCGCTGGCGCCATGTTAGCCTCCAAAAAGAGAGTTGACCGCCCCGCCGCCGAATGGAGTATTGGATGGCCCTGACAGGCCCATCTTGTTCATGGCCGCCTCTTGCTGCGCTTTCTTCTTGGCCTCTTCCGAGGCGTCTTCCTGTTGGACCTGGAGCGCGGCACCGAGCCCGAGATCCTGCGCGGCAGGAGAGAGCGGGGTGTTCTTCGCATTCATAGGGCCGGCCATGTGCTATCTCCGCGGCGAGACGGTCAATGTCGATACATGGCACGCTGTTAGTGAAGTGTCAAGCGAACACGTCGAAATCGACCCCACTAGCGATCTGTCCACCCTCGCGCCGCGGCTTGCCTGATCCCAGGAGAACCTGCTTGGCGTGCCGGCGCATCATCATCGCATAGCGCGTTGGATCCATTAAGTCGTCCCAGGCTTTCACGATCACGCCGTCTTTCCGGTGATAGAGCTTGCGCTCCTCGAACCAGTCGGACAGGTGGCCAGCGACCTTGAGCTTGCCGGTGGCCATCCGGTTATACATTTCCATGATGCCGGGCTCGACGTTGTTGGAGCCGTCCGCCCACTTGGCGTGGGTGTCGAGCATGCGCAGCCCCTCAGCCTTATACTGGCCAGATAGCTGCCGGCCCGAGCCTTTGTCATGCTGATGCCCGTCCTGCGGCCACGCCACCGGCACGTTCTCCGCGACAGCCTTCATGGCCTTCGCGTGGAGCATGGCGTTCGCCCCCTTCATCTTGATCGTGTGGACTACGTGGTCTACGTCGGTGTCGCGGTCGAAGGCCATCAGCACCGCGCCGAAGGCATGTCCAATACCAAAGTCGATACCCCAGATTTTGAACCAATGAGGTGGCACCTCCATGAGGGTGGCCTCGCGGAGCTGCTCGTCCGAGAAAGGAAATATGAGCCCACTGCCGAGCATAGGAGTGCCATTAACTCGAGCTTCTCGCTCATGCTCAGCGTAGCCAGCAATGATTGCTGCTCGCTCGTCGGGGTGTATATGACGCGCGTCATTGATCGTCATCCTGGTTACGTGGCCGGAGGGGACTTCCTT